ACTCGATGGAGGTGATTGAATCAGGATCGATTATTGGTATTCCACCTAGCATTTCTCCAAAGCCTGTTGCATCTGGATTTATTCGTATTGCTATTTTGGAGGAATCTGAAATTGAATTAGCCACATTTAATGGAGGCCTGCTACTCAAAAAACTAATTAATCTAAGTTTATCACATCCATTAAACGCCCTTGAGCCAATCGTTTCGGCTGGATTGCCGAGCAGAAGCCCGTTAGCGGCGTGTGAGGCCGTATCGACAAGGTGGAGGGCTACGAGCCCTACCGCCTCGAATATATCCAGTACGGCGCGATTAGAACGGGATGTCATCATCAGGCACCAATGGTGTGATCGGCTCTGCCGGTTTTCGCCCTGCCGCCAGCACCTCTGCCTGCGTCATGCTCATGCCCGACTGTTTTCCCCCACTGGTTTCCCCGCGCTTTAGCGCGGCCTGCATCTCAAAGCACGGCGGAATCAACTCACGGCCCACCTCATCGCAACCCGCAATCCGGTGCTGAATGAAGCGCGGCAAGTTATCGAAGATGTCGCACGCACGCTTCGACTCTGCACAGGATTGGCCTGAAAACTCTTTGAGATAATCCTCAAGGTCGAAGACCACCTGCTCGTTCACCGTGGTCAGTTGCCGCAACTCCTCATTCTCATCGAAGGCGTTCGGTGCGGTCAGCACGTTGGCCACCTTGGCGCGGCCGTTCACGGTGTGCTGAACCTCCAGCTTGCAACCCTTGCCAATAAAGATCGATGGATCGAAGCCTTGCTTTTCTGCTTCGGTGAAGCCACGATTGAGCCAGCTTATCGCCGCCTTATACAAATTCGATTTCTCATTGAGCGAGGCGGTGTACTGCGAAAAGATCGACATGGGTCGACCATCCTGTGTCTTGACCTCGGGCAGTTCCCAAAAGATAAAGATTTTATGCTTGTTGCTTTTCTCACCTTGGTAGTCTTCCTCGGCGGTCCCCGCATCGACCACTTTGTAGCAGATGGCTTTGTGCGACCCGACTGGAACCACTTCGTATTCAGAGTCACCGCCATCAAATTTCAAATTCATACCCATGATTAATACATCTCCCTTGATAATTTGTACAAACTTGCACTAATATACACCGCGCACACAGGGAGATGCAATGGCAATCAAAATAAAAGATCAGTCGAAGGACTATAGCCGCCCGCTCTCCAACGATATCCAGAGAGAGTTTGTGGACTGGCTTCAGGGTCAGGGCGTACTGCTGGACCCGAAGAAGGGACTGGTCGATGAGGGTGAGATCGGCAGGGCCTACATGGACGTGGACGGCCGACGCAAGCAGATTGCGTGGTATCAGGTCTGGTTCAATCAGGACCGACCGTATGGCACCGCGAACCGTTATGACATAGGCCAGATCGGCGAGTGGCGCGCAAGTAACAGCGAGGGGTACAAGCTCAGTAAGGAGCAGAAGGAAGAGATCGAGCGCCGCAGAGAGCAGGCGATCATGGCGCAGGAGATCGAGCACAGTAAGGTCAGCAAGAAAGCGCAGACCATGTGGGACGAAGCCAAGCCTTGCGACATACATCCCTACCTTGAAGCCAAAGGCGTTGTCAGCCACGGACTGAGGCAGTACAAAGATGCTCTGCTGATCCCCGCCTACAATCAGAACTTCAGTGTACAGACCCTGCAATTTATCAGCCCAGAGGGACAGAAGCGCTTCCTGACAGGCGGAAAGAAGAAGGGCGGCTTCTATTGTATAGGTACAGAGCACCTCGACACGGCGCACATCATTAACTACACGGAAGGCTATGCAACGGGCGCGAGCTACTACGCTGACCGCAAGGAGCCTGTCGTCGTCAGTTTTGATGCGGGCAACCTGCCACACGTCGCAGACGTGATTTTCTCGCTGTACCCCAAGGCCAAGCACGTCTTCATTGCGGATTTCGATGAGAGCAAGACGGGTGAGCGCTACGCGGTAGAGGCGGCACAGCGCATTCGCTCGCAGAGCGGTCAGGCAGAGGTATTGATGCCCACGGAAGTGGGGGATTACAACGATCACGCGCAGGCACTGGAAGGCGAGCTGATGCCGAGCTTGCAAGAGGTCAACGTGCCGCAGGCATTCGAGTTCGAGAGAACGGAACGCGGACGGATGATGCAGACCAAGGAGAATCACCGAGGTGTGCTGATCGTGAATGACATCGACGTGGCTTATGACGTGATCAAGAAGCGCATGAACATTGACATCCCTCATCTGGATCTGATCAGCGATCTGTTAGAGGATGCGGCGGTGACGGAGATCGAAGATCGGTGCATTCAGCTTGGCGTGCCGCATGACAGGGTGCGCTTTAACCTCAAGCTACTGGCTAGAGAGTCCAACCCTGTGGCCGAATGGATTACCAGCCAGCCATGGGACGGTGTATCCCGTGTCCAAGAGCTTCTCGACACGGTGGTCGCGGAAGACAAGGAACTGAAGGAAATCCTGATGTTCAAGTGGATGATCAGTTGTGTAGCGGCGGCGTGTGGCCCCGAAGGGGTGAGCAGTGAGGGCATCCTCGTGTTTGTCGGTAGACAGGCTATCGGCAAGACCCAATGGATGAAACGCCTAGCGCCGAAGGCGGACTGGCTCCTCGAAGGCGCTACACTGAACCCGAGCGACAAGGACAGCGTGAAGCAGTGCGTCTCTCACTGGATTTGTGAACTCGGAGAGTTGGGTAGCACGTTCAAGAAGGCGGACCTAGACCAGCTCAAGGCGTTCATTACCAAAAGCCATGACGAGCTACGCCTACCCTATGATCGCGGGTTCTCGCGGTATCGTCGGCGCACCTGTTTTTACGGGTCAGTCAACGAGAACGAGTTCCTGAGTGACAGCACGGGGAATCGAAGATTCTGGGTAGTGCGGGTTACCAGTATCAACTGGCGCCACAACATCGATATGCAACAGGTGTGGGCTGAGATCAAAGATCAGTACTTCGACAAAGGTGCGGGCTGGTTCCTGACCAGTGAAGAGCGCGAGCGGCTGAACGAAAGCAACGAGATGAGCAGGACGCAGAGCGCAGTCGAAGACTTGATCCTCCAGCACGTTAAGTTCGAGTCTACCTATACGCGCCCCGTGCAGATGACAGAGCTACTACGCGACTTCGGCATCAAGGTGCCGAGAGCGGCAGACTTCAAAGAAGCGGCCCGCGTCTTGCAGGCGAATGGCGTCACGCCGCGCCGATCAAATGGGCGCAAGATATATGATCTCGATTGGGATCGCATCGAAGATGGGAATGAGGGTGGCGCCCCGAACTGGCATGACTGACAGGGTACTATGCAGGGTACAGGGTACGGTTTGGGCCGAAATGGCCGATTTGTAAGGAATGGGCTCGCTTACAAATGTAAAACTGGAGAGCTTACAAATTGGGGTGTTTTTGGGCGGGGTAGTACACTGTACCCTGTTCTTGAGGGTCGCAAGTGCTTGTTTAGATTAAGGTTAGTGACAGGGTAGTGTAGGGTACTTAAAACTATATAAGTGTAGTTTTATATTTACAAATAGAAAATTTGTAAGGTGTAAACTGGCTACTATATGAGATGGACACACTACCCTGCCCTGTACACTGCTTACCATGGATTATGATGATGACCAGACGAGAAGTAGCGCACGCGCAAAAGCTGAGAGCAGACGGCAAAACCTTTTGGGAAGTCGCGCAGGCAATTGGAGTCGGCGAAGCAACCGTGCGAAAGTGGCTACGCAATTACGATAGGTATGGCGAGTCGCTGTTTAGCGAACAGCCGAAGGAGATCGAAGATCGTGAGTGAGGGTGAGGGCAAGCGCAAGGTCGGCCGACCACGGAAGAAAAACCCGCCGCTCGCCAAGGCGCCATCATTGTTCGAGGCGGATCCCGAGCTGGACATCACAGAAATGCAGGCGGCATTCGTCTGGCACTACACCGAAGGTGCGTGCGGTCAGACCGAAGCGGCACGAAGAGCAGGGTTCTCATTCCCTGCCGCAAGCGCATCGAAGATGCTGGATGGTGAGAGCTTCCCGAAAGTGACGCGGGCTGTCCGCATGAAGCAGGACGAGTTGCGGCAGAAGTACGCGATCACACCCGAGAAGACTGGCTCAATGCTGTGGAAGATCGCAGAGACCAGCTTCGAGACGGGTGCTTACAACGCGGCTGTGAGTGCAGTTAAAGAACTCAATCAACTGGCTGGCTTGACCATTCAGCGCAGTCAGAACCTCAACATCAACGCCAACATAGATAAGATGACAAAGGACGATATCAAGGCGCGACTCAACGAGTTGCTCGGCGTAGACAATAGTTTCTCATCGAAGGATCATTAAAGTGACAACCTCTGATGCACTCCTTCAAACGGGCACATTGTCGGACATGGTGATATGCCCAACCGGCCTTGGCTGTGGTCGGTCGACACACCCAACCTGTGCAGGTCTTCCCAGAGATTTGCATTAACGCGACGCATCAGAGTTTCCTGTATGGGAGAGAATCTCGCAAAGGTTGGGGCACAGCTTTTACCCAAAAGTTAGTAACCACTAACATAAAATAATTGGCAGGTTAGTGAGCACTAACTTACGGATCTAACCGTGTAGAGGCCCTCCCTCTTTGTCCCCCCCAAAAACTCTGGGAAATTCCTTAATCGCATAAACGCAGGCTTCGAGCGCCGTTTTGGGCATAAGAAAAGGGTCGAGATGTGTACTTTTGTGCGTCCATGAGTCGAATGGCGTTGTAACTGACGTAAATCTTCATTTAAGGAAGTTAGATTTGGGTCTCTATGGATCCGATTTGTTTCGGCGAAATCACGAGGGGGTCGGGGGGGTGGCACCCCCCTTGGACAAAACGCGGCGTCGGCTGTAGCTATAGCTGAGTTTGGTACATTTAGTACCCTAAAAAATTACTTGGCGAAAGGATCCGGTCATGCGTTTGTCACGAGGAGAGTGGATTACGTTATTTTTGTTCTTATTTGCGCTATCGCTCAACGTCGCGCTGATGAATGATGTGATTCAGCGCAACCTTGGGTTGTGCGGAGACGGCTTTGATTATGGCGGACGGCCGCAAACGCCGTGTGAAGAAGAACTGGAGGAGGAAACGGATGACTGATCGAATCGGACAACTATTCGTTGGCGCCGCTGTTGTGGTTGCTGGAATACTTATGGCCGTTTGCGTTGGGGTCTTAATGATTCTTTGACAGCCAACTAACGCGGGCAATCTAATAAAATAATTAGGGGCCCCTCGGCCCCCAAACGCGGCAGGGAGTCCGCGCATATTTGGGGGTTGCGAGCCGAGGGGCCGATTCGCGGGGCCCCAATGGGCCCCATAATGACTAGAATTTTACGTCATTTCAGATATTATCGCGAAGACGATTTACTGGGCGGTAAAATGGCAAGCGATCCTTTGCAGGTGGGCGGTGTTAGATGGCCCAATATGATGCAGAAACCCACGGGTATTGTGGCTGGCGCGGCTAACCCTGCGATGGACCCCACTACTCTCAGCAATTCGCAACAGCCGCTAGATGCGGCGAAGGTCAGGTTTCAGCCTACGTCGGTTGACACGACTCCCTCAACCGATGCCACAAAAGGCAGGGCGATTGACACTTATGCGTGAACGGAAAGCATGAGATGGTTGATAGCCGCAACAAAGGTGCCGCGTTTGAGAGAGATATCGTCAAGCGCCTCAATGGATTTTTTGAGGAACATGGCCTTGAGATTCGTTGCAAGCGCAACCTAGACCAGTATCAGGCGAAGGATCTGTGCGACATCGAGATACCCGGCTACGCTATCGAATGCAAGGCTTACAAGGATGGGTGGTGGTTTTCGAAAAACTGGTGGCAACAGGTTTGTGATGCGGCCGGTGATCGTACTCCTGTGCTGATCTGGAAGTTCAACAATAAACCGATCCGCGTTACTCTACCGATCAGCGCCATCAATCATGGCTTGGAGTGTGAGGGCGTGGCTGTAGTGTCATTTGAGGATTGGCTGGCTTTCCTGCGTGAGGGCTGGGTTGAGGAACAGAAGGCCGCATAAAGATGCAATTTTTCGTGCCGGGCTTGGACCCCACAATCGACATATTTGAGGATCCGCGAGACGCGGAACCGCTCTTGACACCAGCGCAGGCGGCTAACGTGAGTGGCGCGTTTGTTGATCCCCTTGGGATGGTGGACATCTTCGGCGGCTACCCTGCATTCCCGTCTGACGAGATGAGCGTCGAAGAAATGCTGGTGGGCCCGCGATCACCGAGTTTGGTGGAGAATCTGCGGCAAGGTGAATATCTTGATGCCGCGTTGCAGGCGGCGGGTGTCATTCCGATTGTGGGTCCAGTGGCAAAGGGTTTGCGCGCCGCGCGCGGCAGTATGGACGAGTTCAAGGAAATACTCGAAGCGGGTATTGAGGCCAAAGATCCAAACCTTCGTCAAATGATTGACACCCATCCTGCTGTTTTGGAGGCTCAGGCCAAGATGGGCCGTACTCCTGCGACGAATTTAGAGCCAAATTACGGGACTCCAGAGTGGCAACAGAATCGAGTTTTTCAGCTTGGATCAGGCGTAGGCGATGAAGCCCGCGAAGTGATTGGCTATGAAGATGCTTTAGACGAACTGTATGAACATTCCAAGAAATTTGCGTGGACTGATGATAAAATGACGTACCCCGGTCCTGCTAAAGCGTCTCCAGAAAAGACGGCTGTTTTTGTAATTGGTCCGCCAGCCGCAGGGAAAAGTTCTATATCCAATCCGATTGCACGCAAACTACACGCGACAATCATAGACCCTGACGAAGCAAAGAAAATGCTTCCTGAGTATGCAGGTGGCGTGGGTGCCAATGCAGTGCATAGAGAATCTGTTTCTCTTGCGGAGATGATGCAAGAGTTGGCGATTGCCGAAGGGGACAACCTTGTCATACCGCAGGTAGGGCATAACGCCGAAAAGATGCGCGCCAAGATAAAACGCCTGCAAGATGCAGGTTACAAGGTTCAATTGTTGGATGTCGCGGTGCCAGCAGAGGAAGCGGCGATCAGAATGTTCCGAAGATTTGGTGCAACAGGTCGGATTTTGCCCGTGGAAAAACTTAATGCCGTAGGTGATAACCCAAGCAAAACTTATGATTTATTGAAAGAAGAAGGAGTGGCGGATGGCTACGCGAGGATCGACAACTCGGTCGGAGAAAGGGATCTTAAGCCCGTCATCGAAGATGATGCTGGATTATTCGAAGGCACAGACCTTCGACTGGGAGAAGGCGGAGGAAGAGGGGGAAGCGGAGGCGTACAGTCCCGTGTCCCAAGAAACAATCCGCCGAGTTATAGAACGTCGGCGGAAAAGACGGGCGGGATAACTACGCTCTAGGCGTATATTTTTTACGCAGGACTTTGCAGGCGGCTTCGAGCCGTTGCTCTTCTTCCTCGGTGTTGTGCCACCTGTGCATCGAAAGAGCCTTGTGCATATTTTTCAGAAAAACACCATTCGTGCGGCCGATGATTTTCTTCGCTTCTTCGTTGGTCATGCCGCCATCTCCTCTATCCTGCGCTTTTTTTGCTCGACAAGAATGTTCATCATTTCTCGGGCCGCATTGTTCTTGATGCGAGCCAGCAACCAGTAAGCATCCTGCTCTATCCAATCCGGTCGCTCACAAGACTGATACTCGATTTCTGCCAGCAGACCATAAACCTCGTCGGCATTTCTCCTCGGAGCCCTCTCGGCTTTTCGCGCCTCGACGGCACAGTCTCCCAAGAACTCAACCAGCTCTTCGTCAGAGTCGAGGAAGCCGCCAAACTTGCCGTGATTCGGGTATCGATAAGCAACAGACGCGATGTTGGCAGTCGCCAGCTTCAGCGCGATAGCCACCGCATCGAGATCGCCATCACCAATGGCTTCTTTGTTGAAGCCGTTGCAAGCGTGAAAACCCCACTTGTGTCCTGCGGCGTAGGCCGCGACTTTTGCAAAGTCTTCCGGACTGCAAAGATAAGCACTCATTTTGCGGCCCCCACAAAATAAATTTTAGAATCTGGCCCGACCACTTCCACATTCCAGCCAAACGCCGTCGCTTCTTTTGCGTATCTAATAGCGGATTTTGCGCCGCCAAACTTCTCCGAATATATCTGGCCGTCGCTTGGCTTTGTCATCGTGGCGACATACTCGCCAGCCGGAATTTTGTTCGCTCTCGCGTTTTCAATTTCCATGTCAGTCTCCCTGTGTCAGTGGAAAAGCCCACTCAGAAGGGCACCCGCAAGTGCCCGACTGGCTGGACTCTAGTCGAGTCGGCTACCCATGTAAGCTACGAACCCGTAGCGTTCCAACACCTTGGCGTAGGCTTGGGCGCCAGCCTCCTTGATGTCGATGTTCTGGACATGGAGCCCGCAAGGGTTCCAAAGATCGAAGCACTTCTTGTAGTCGCTCTTCTCGATCCCGTTCGCGGCAAGCGCCTTGCCCAGTTTAGAGTTGGCGCGGATCTTTTTGCCGTCGTACTCGTAGATGTTGACCCACGCAAACCCGCACGCAAGTCGATCACCGCCGATCTTCTCGTACATCTCATTAGCCGCCGCAACAGCCGCCGCTTTGGCTTCGGCCAGAATGGCCTCAAGGTTTTTCAGTACTTCCATAGCTCTCGCTCCCTGTTTCGGTCAGGACCACCCCGACCACAAAAGAATTGTCTCACCTTTCCGTGTCGATGTCTACACTTTTATACAAGTTTTTTTCATTATTTTCGAAGTCTTTTACGACATCCCAACAGCGCCCGCAGTATTTTGTGGGGTTGCCTGCGTAGCGCCCGTTCTGGAAAGAGTGGACGGGGCCAGCGACATCTTTCTGACAGTTGTCGCAATAGTTCAGCGCCAGCCACTCTGGGTTCCATCTAGTCATTCTTTCTCACCTCTCTGCTCAATAGATTCGTTGTAATCGACATCACGCATTCCCCAGCCAAGCGGAAGCCTGATGTCTTCGGGGAACACCCAAAGATGGAAGACGTTCGCAGTGTCGTGAAGCACGTCTTCTTGCGGATAGATTTCTACGCCTTGCCGATGCTCGCCGCACAAATCATTCTTGATGGCTTGGAAGTCACGCCAGTCAATCAGATGAGTTTCGCCATTGTCGATGCGGATCGATAGCCAAGTAGTGCCGTCGAACATTTCGTTGTGGCAGAGACCGTCACCCACTTTGATTTCCTGACTGACAACCTTGTAGCGGCCGCAGTCTGAGTACCACACGTCGGCGCTCTGCAAATCTTTGCACCGAGACTTGGCCTTCTCTCGACTGAACCCATTGCTCATCAACATCTTGATGAACGCCTTGGGTTTAATGCCGTGCTGTTGCACACCGTTGCACCTGCGGGTCCAGCCGCCAAAGCGGGAAGAGGGTAAAGTAGTCATGCCGCCTCCCTGACGTCATTGTTCAGAAACACCGGATTCACAACCCGCGCTCTCAGGATTCGATAGATGTCTTTGAACCCATCGCCATGCGGCTTTCGGTAAGACTTCTTCAGCCATCGAGTGCAGGGCCCGTATCGGTACTGAACGTGGTGCGCCACTTCGTGGGCAACAGTCGCGGCGATGACCGCCTCAACATCGTCAGTCTTGAACGCCCCGATCACGGGATCGTTTTCGAAAGCCTTGTACTCGTGGAACTTGCCGAACCTCTCGGCTTCTCGATGGGCGGCGTTGATATCAATCTTGATACCTCGCGCACCACCGTAAGAGCGCTGACCAGATCCCTTGCAGTAGACATCGATGTTGCCAATCATGTCGGCGTGCTTGTATCTGCCGTCAGCGATCTCGTAGTCTTTCTTCGCCAACTCCTTGAGGCACTTCTTGACCCACTTGGCGACCAAGTTACGATCAGCGACGCTGACGTTCTTGGCTTTGGCGATCCGCAGTTTCATGCTTTCTCCTCAATCAAAGAAAATTCCCACTCAACATCTTCAGGGTCCATATCCTCTTGGATGACGATGATAGAGTTGTTGTATCCGCCGCCTTGAATGAATCCATCTTTCAGCCACACCGCGAACTCGTACTCGTCATAGGCATTGTCAACATCGATGCCCCAGATCGCTTTGGCGTTTTTGCCAGCGAGCTTCCAGATGTCTGCTTCGTCAATCATGTTTCTCTCCAATCCCAACCAACAAACCCATCTTACTCCTTTCCGTGTCGATGTGCAACCCTTTATACAAATAAATGTGGTGTGTATGAATGTGAATATTTTACAAGTTATTTTGTGCAAAGGTGTAGACAACGACACGGGGATGTGAGAGACTGTACTTGAAGTCGAGGGGGTCTCGACATTGACAGGGAGGCAAGATGATCAAAGCGGCAAAGAAGGACGGGCCAGTTCTGAACATTGACAGACTGGTCCGTTCCGCCGCGAGAGATGAAGCGTACTGCGCTTTCATTCTCGACGGGATCGGACTGGTTGATGGTAGCGACTATAGCATCGAATGGTTCGATTGGTTTTGGGACGAAGAGGTCGCCAACTCTGACCTCTCTGTCAAAGAGTTCTGCTTGGTCTGGAAGGCCAAGCTCGCCAAGGGAGAAGCGGCATGAAGGAATGGGTTGTGGTGCGATTCGTCAGGGATGGCAAGTTCAAGATATGGGCCGACTATGGTGACATGGCTTGGGGCTCGCCACTCTATGAGGTGATCGGTTACTTCCCCAACCATGCGGCGGCACGAAAATTCATCAAGGGAGAAGCGGCATGAACAAGTTAATCGGCAAAGAGGTGATCGGCGACTACGGCGCAATGATCCCGATAGCTGAAGGTGTGATCGCGGGGTCAAGAATTTCTGATGACCTTGCTCATCGCGAGGTACTGATCAATTGGGAGGGCGGCGATAGCGACTGGATTCCACTGCTCAAAATCAAAAAGCCCGACGAGAGAACTGCCAACGGATCTCCGATTGGCATCTTTTGGAAGTCTGTTTTTTTCGAAAAGTAAATGGAGGAGATATGATCGTTCTAAGTAACAACATTCGAAGCGACTCAAGCACTGAGTATCGCGCAATCTTGGAGCAAAAAGAGGGGGGTGATGTTTTCGTCATTGAGCAAAAGGTCGATGGCGAATGGTCGAAGACACCGGGCCAGTGGTTCGTCAGCACTCTGATGGAAGATCCACTGCGCGATAAACTTTACATCGACTATGGAGCAAATTGGTTGGTGTCAGGAATCCGCGAGGCGCTGGCCGCTGTGCCAGAAGATTACAACCGCTTCGTGTCAATTTTCGAGAAAAAAC